CCTACGTTAAAGGCGTAGATAACAAAATGGATGAATCTGTGTTCCAGATGAATCTTTAATCCAAGTAGAGGTTGTCTCCTCTTGGGTCTATCCAAGTTCCGTTTATTTTAAAGAGTTCAACTCTTTCGTTTGGCTTCAATACAGTTACGTTTTCACCGTTAGCTGTATCTCCGTCTGGGTTATTGACGTAAATGTCATGCTCTCCGACGTTTACGAAGTTTAGCGAAGAGCCTTCTACAATATCCTCTGGAATAACAACCGTAGAGTTGCTCTTTGTGTCAAAGACATGGAGAATATCCATTTCTGCTGGGATTATGATTTCTGGTTTTTCTATTCTTTGAACGACGCCGTCGCTTCCTGTAATAGCTTCTCCATTGTATTCAAATTCTACGTTTATTTCAGCTACCGTATCTTCATTAAGGCCAAGTTCATTCCAGTTGACTGTTCCTAATGTTACTATTTTATATCTAATACCTTCCGTCATATCAGCCGCGCTGATTTCACCTTCATCAGCGTTTCCGTTAAGGGTTTTCTTTTTGTAGGATTTAGTCATAGGTTCTCTTTCTTCGTTGACTAAATAACCGCTACAAACAGCAGACATGATACCAGAGCCAAAATCATCGTAAGGTAAGAATTTATAGTAATAGTCTTTTGATCTAACTATTGATTCATCACTCAATTCTATGATGTTAAGCAGTCTTCTAGTATCAGTCATTAGATATTCTCTATGATAGTTCGTTTTTTTCGATACGTCTGGTACGAAACTAGATAAATCTCCTGTGTATATATCTACTTTATAAACATCCTTATTTGAAAAAAGCGAAGAGCAGTTAAAGACGATTTTATTAAAAGATACTTTTTCTGGTAGAACTGTCATGGCAATTCCAGAGAATCCTACTTTACCAGTAGGAACAGCGTCTAAATCGGCTATTCCCATTGGATTATTCTTAGTTTTCGGCAATTCTCTACCTTCGTTTTGTCCGTATGCTGTATAATGCTCTAATCCAAAAACTTCTTTAGATTTAGACTTATCAACACTCTTATTATAAAAATTCAATAAATCTCCATAGAGATTAACATAAGCTTCATAATCTGGATCGCCGTCGCCTCTGTAATTGATAGTAATTCCAGCAACAGAAGGTACTGAACCTTCTTCAATTCCATCAAATCCTGTCGCACTTAAAAACGCGGATACTATATCTCCATAAGAAACATCTCTCTCTTCTTCACTTCTTAACATTGAACCAGCACTATCTCTTAATCCAGAGCCAGTAACAATATTGTTTGCTCCACTGCACCATACAGCTAATCTTTTGTAGGATTCATTTCCATAAACACCAGAAAGAATTTGATATGGCGAATCTTGATAAGAATCTATTACTTCAATATCTTTATACGAAGGAGGAATGTTTGAAGCTTGATAAATTCCAGTAAAAGATTCACCGTTAACATCTTCAAGTTTGATTCTTAGTCCCAAGTTTCTAGACGCTTGTACGTTTTGATAGTTATTTTGCTCTCTGCTGACTAATTTCTTATTAGCGTTTTCATCTATTCTGTAAGAGAATCCTTGATATTGTTTGACCGTTTCTAAAACAGCGCCACCTTCATTAATGATTTCTAAAGTAACTTTTGGAGGGAACTCCAAGAATGGGTTATGCCTCATCTGGTCAACATTTGAAACTATTCCGCCTGTTGGATCAATATATTTCCATCTAAATGTTAAGTCAGCTGATGTAAAGTTTCCAGCACCAACACCAGTAAAACAAGAAGCAGAAGATTTATAACCAATATCGTATCTCAAACTATCTACATCCGCCGTATCTAATTTTATTCCGCTAACTAATACAGAGTTAACTGTTACGCCTCCGATTTGCAGTGTCGGATTTGGTAAAACTTGCACAGCTATTGATGCAGCGCCATCAGATAAGAATTTATATGGAGTAATGCCTTGACTATAAATATCAACATCGTATTGACCCCATTTTTCGTTGATTGGTATAGTTACCTTATTTACTCCAGACGCTACGGCAAAAAACTCAGTTAAAGCGGAATCATTACTATTTGAGTAGTCTGGTCTGCTTACATAAATTTTATAACCGTTAATAGGCGTGGTTGTTACCTGTTGCCAAGTAATATCTAATCCAGTTCCTCCGTATATTCCTGTATTTGTGATCGCTGATACTGGATCTGGTTTTATGATTTTATCGTAAGGAGATGTGACGTATTGACTTGGAGAGTTGTCTGCAATTTCTCTTTCTACAAAGTTTTCTTTGTCAGGCATATACTGCAATCCTACAATACCATATTGATTAGCCTCTTCTTCTTTTGTCGCTATTGTCTTATAGTATTTTGGCTCAATACCTGATCCACTTAATACGTAAGTGCTTCCAGCCGAAAGTAGATCTAAGTTTCTAGCCGACGTATCTACGTTTAAATTGTAATACCCAATAGGATAACCAGTTCCGTATATCAATCCGCTATAACCTAAACCGGAACCTTCCGCGAGCGTAGCTAAATTACTTTCTCCAAGAGTTCCGTTTCCAACATAAACATTACTTATTCCTAGTGAATTAAATGTCGAGGCAATTACCCCAGAAGTTAAAACGTCAGTAGTTGGTACTCTATTACCGCTAGAATCTTTTACATAGAAATTCTTTGGGAATCCGTATGTTGAATACCCTAAAGAATTTCCAGATGTCCATTTGTTTCCAACTTCAAATGCAGTTGGCGATTTATGATCTTGGACGCATAAATAAACATTTCCATTATTTTTTACTCTATCTCCAACCTTATACGGAAAATCAAAAGTCCAATCTTTAAGATTCGTCGCTTGATTATTTCCAATATCAGCCTGAGCTATTGTGTAATATGGGCGCAGTTTACTTAAAGCTAATAAATCTCTATAATAGAAAGTCAAACTTCCTTGATCACTTAGATTCTTAGAAGCTCTTTCGATAATTCTATATCCACCTTTAATAAATGCAGCCGCATATCCGAAAGAAGTTGAAGTTGCGGATATATTTTTACCAATTTTAAATACTTCTGTTGCCGCAAGATTTTTCCAATTAGCGTTAGAAGCTACATACGAATTACTAACAACAGCTCCTCTTGTAAATATAACTATAGCATTACCAGTTGCCGCAGACGTGTATATAGAAGAACCCCATACATCATCTAAATTAGATACCGTTGCAGAGTTAATTCTAGAGCCATTTGTCGCTGATATTTCTGCAATAGCAACGGCATTGGTATTTACTTCTACTTGAGCAGAGCCGTTTGCATAGAAAAATGAATTAGATCCATTAACTTTGTAATCTATCTTACCCAACCAGTTGTTAGCTACTGGAGCTATTAATTGACCTGTTCCAGCTTCACCAATGAAATCAACATCTAATCCAACTTCATTAAATACGCCAGTTACTTGTTGATAAGATAAAGTGTCCCAAGTTGGATTTCCATCTACTAGGGTATTTTCTGGAAATTTATAAACGATTCCAGTTAAAAAGCTATCACCAGTTGTAACAGCGCCAGATAATCTTGCTTCTTCAACATGAATGTCAGTGATAACGGAATCTATCAAGAAATTACCAGTAACAGTTAAAGTGCATCCGTATGTATCATCTTGGACTTGCTTGATATTTAATTGTTTTAATTGGCTTTGGCGTCTAGCTCTGATATTTTCCAAAGTTCCAGTAAAATTTCCGCTTGAATCATTGAGTGCATTTAAATCGGATACTTTATAATTTCCAGACGGAATATGAACAAATATACCAGAAGATAATCCTTGCTGGAACTCGCCATCAATTTTGATTGTTTTATTGGCAGAATCTACATCGAGAATTCTTCCAAACGTTCTTGCGACGTTTTTGATTTCGTCACTCACGATAAATAAGTCTCCAATCTGCAAATAAGATCCTTCTATACCAGCGGTAAATGTCACTACCTCTGATTCATTCATTGACGTTGACATTACATATCGTCCAATACGTTTCGCTTCTGAACGAGATGTGCATCCAGCAGCATTAACCTTGAATGGATTTAAACCATATTTTACTATGCCTTCTGAGTCTTCAACGTATTCTACTTTCGGTTTATAAAAATCATATCTATCGTTGTAAGTAACTTCGACACAAGTATAGCGCAAGTTCTTTGCCGTGTCTTCGTAATTGAACGCTCCATCTTTGACTGATGAATTTGCAAACTGCATTACTGCTTGTTTCGGCATATCAGCAAAGAATGAGAAGCCTTCTGTTGTCCAGTATAAGATACCTTTGAATACTGCGGATATATCTTTCAATACGTTATAAGCTTCATCTTTATTGTAAAAGATAATATTACAAGTGTATCTTGGCTCTAAGCCACCTTTACCATCTGGAACGCCTCTAAATCTGCCGTCATCATCTACGCAGTCACAATAACGGCCAATATCATAGAGAGTCCACTTATCTACGGCTTTAGAATCAATATAATTGCCTAATCCATAATTTGGGTCTGTGATAATATCGTACAATACCCAAGCTGGATTATCTGTCCAAGCGATTTTGAATGTCCCATCCCAATCTCCATAGTATATCTTGTTACTGTCGTAAAAATTATTATCGCAAAACTGAATTAATTTTACGTCAGAATCATGAAACATACAGAATTTGCCACCACCTGTATCTTCCGCAAGTTCTCTTAATGTTCTTTCTCCAGAAAAATCTGAATCATTATGGAAGTAATAAATGCCGACACAATTTTCTCTTGCATGAGATAATAGCGTATCGTAAGTATTTTGACTCATTGTTTCTGGGGTTGATCCAGATAAGTAAATCACTTTTCTAACCGTATTCTCCCAAACGTGTCTTAATGTCTTCGCTTCGCTTTCAGTTCCTACCGTATCTGTAATGCCAAACTGACTCTTTCTTAAAAAATAATTAGCAATAATAGTTTCATCTGGATTTGTAGAAATCTGAGTTGAGCTTAAAGCATCGAACAGTTTCTTGTAAAGATTTGTATTATTTGCGCCATCAGAATCAGGAGTTTCAACTTCAAAGAACGCTCCTTCGTTTGCATCACTATCTGGATAGTAAGTAAAGTTATTTATTACTTGCTCAATAGTCTTGTCTGGTTTTTTTATTGTTACATTTCCTGTAGTAGATGTTTGCCAAATTGAAGCTCTTGTGTATTTGTATCCAGAAATTAATTTGGCGATAATATCTTTTAAATTTCTTTTTAATAAAGCTCTCGTCGCAAAATTCATGTTTTGATCAACCATGAATATAACGTCTAGCGTATTTGGATCTGCGTCGTAATCAGGATTTGGGTAAACATATCTTCTATCTAAGCCATTTCCACCAGTTGGATAATAATTAGAAGGAACCTTAACTTTCTTCATTTTGACATCAAACTTTTTTGAAGGAATACTAGAAAACGTTCTAGAATCGAACTTCAATCCAACGTGAGCTGCCATTGGATAAGAAAAGTTTCTGTCTATAATCTCAACGATAGCTTCTACGCTAACTTCTCTTTTAACCAAAGGATTGATAGTCTCTGGCGATTTTTTTTCTATCAAAATGAAACGATCTCTTCCGTTTACAGACGGAGGCAGCACAATGTCAGCAGATAGCATTTCATTCTGTGTAATTGGGCTTGTCTCGGTCGATTGCGGTTCGTTTGGATCGTCTGACATAAATTATTATATTTTTAAGATGCTGTTATTGCAAATTTTCTTGCATTATCTATGGTTCCACTTGCCGTTAATTTTACAAACGCATTATCTGGGGATGTGGCCCAAATACTTAAATAATGATCATCTGCTACGGCTAGTTTGCTAGTAATACTTGACGGTATTTGGAATGAAAATGTCCCTACCGTTCCACCTTCAGCAACAATTTCGCTCGCCAACGCTTCCCAAGTATAAGTTTGATAAGTTGATGAAGAGCGTCCAGAGTCAATTTCAGCGACTACTTTTATAGCGGCTTTTTGAGAAATAGTAACATATCCACTATAAATAAAATAACTAGCTCTTCCTGAAACTGTTATAGAACTTCCTTTAGCAAAGGAATTTGAAGCTAATGTATTAAATGTTTTATAAGAAGCTCCATCTCCAATTACAGAATTTGTGTATAGGATTGTAACTGGAGCTGTTGGAACATAGTTACTTACAGCTTTATCGTTTAAATCATATATAGTAGATAATACAGCTGAATAATTTCTTGGGCTAATTCCTAATGCTATAACTTCTGCTTGTGTTTTTTGAATAGACATATTATGGTTCTCCTGATTTCCATTGATCTCTTAAGTAATTATCCCAGTAATTTCTTGTTGTATCGTCAGCGAACGAACCGCCCGCTGATGGACCACCTCCGTCATTTCCTGACATAGTTCCTACGCCAATATTTCTATTAACAGTTCCTCCAACCCCCATACTAGAGCCATCTCCAATCATTAATCCATATGGCGACTGAACATAACCATTAATTAATATATTTCTATTTCCAAGAATAAGTCCACCATCTAATCCATATTTAATATTTATCTCTAAATTAGTAGCTTTATTTGTGCCCAATCCTCCGTTTGCATCATTTCCCTCGCTCACTGTATCGAATAACTGCTCTATTAATAAGCTAATTTTTAATTTTTTAACATCTTTGTTTTTAATTTTATGAATATACACAAAAGGATCTTGGTTTTCGCTAGGCCAGCCATCGCTGCTTTTTGCCCAAGTAACGAAATCTCTATCACCTCTAAGATTTAACGCGTTTTCTTCCGCACTATTACCTGTATTATTTATTGGTCCTAATAATTTAAAATTAGCTGGACGAGCTATATATACTTTTTTGAAATTATTTAAAGCTTTTTGATTTTCTGTCCCAAAATTAATTTCCATCAATACATTTCTATAATTATATTCGCCTTTATAGTTCATTACAGGAGTATCGTTTAGATAAATTCCTTTTAACATATCTAAACCATATATTTTTTTGCCGAATTGATCAACTAGTCCGTAGATTGGTCCTTCACAAAGCAAATCAACGCACTCAAATATAGATATTGATTTCAAAAGTCCATTATTTTTAGCTGGCGGAATTAATTTCGGAGTAGGAGCATCAGTTCCAGATCCAAATGCTCCTTTAAAAAATCTATATGGATTTAATATTTTCATAGGAGATTTATTGTATTTGAATCGGAAACAGTATTGATTACTGATTTTTGAGAGTTAGAGTTTAAGAACTTTACATCTATTTTTACTGGTGATGAATAAAGAGTATTAGATGCTCCAATTTTAGCTACGCATTGCCATTTTGCTTTATATACTGACAAACCAGATTTTGCAGACCAATATAAATCAGAGCTTGGTCTTTCAGCCGTGAATCTAACTAATCGGTTAAATTCAGCAGAAGAATATTGAGAATAACTAAATAAATCTTCAAACACATATCCTCCAGAGCCGCTTATTGCAGTGTTGTTTCTGTAAAATACGCTTCCTATTGCTGGAGAACTGGCTCCTATAGAACTCCAGTTAACGCCTCCTAATGTAACAATTTTATATTTTTTACCAGCTACCATAGAAGAAGCTGGAATCAAAGCTCTCTTGTTTGAGAATTTAACATTTTTCTTTTGAGACAAATCAGTATAAGATCTATGTTTTAAAACAGAAGATGGTAATACTTGATAGTCTGAATAAGATTCTCCGTCAAGTTTTGATCTATAATAAATACTTAATCCGTCAGAACCAATTCCATCTTGGAATCTAGCATTTAAACGATGAAAACCCGCCGTTAACATTATTTCGGTTGTTGTTGATGGTATATCCGCTATCGCTGGAGCTGGGACATTATTCAAAGCGAATCCATGAGAATCGTAGTAAGAACTCGCTAACTGTCCATCAATATGAAGGTCGCCAGCATCATCTGAATCTATTTTAAAATTAAATTTTCTTACAGGATATACTTTTCCGTTACTCGCTGTTAAAGCTGGAGTACCATTCTTAACGAAAGTCGCCCCTAGTTCTGGCATGATTGGGGTTCCTGTTAATCCAGTTAGTCCAATCGTTGCCCATTGACCAGTTGATCCTATTTTTGTTATTTCGTAAGCTACTCCTGATTGCGCATCGACAATATCAATTACTTTATCTTGATCCATTTCTACATACATATAGCCGTAGAACTCCATCATATAATTATCTACGGAATTTCTATCTCCATCAGAGTTAATTATAGTTTGAAGATTTGTTTGATTAACGTCTCCAACATAAATACCTTGTGTTGAAAATGCAGGAAAACTATTAGTTAACGCGTCAAACCCTGTTTCCGCTAAAGGAGATGTCACCAAGCTCCATCCTGTAGGATCTAAAGATGGAATGACTCCAGTGTTTATTTTTAAAGCTTTGTATATATATTGATTGGATGGATTTTGTATTTCTGACCAAAATCCAGTAATTACTGTTGATCCGCTTAAAGGAGCTATCTGTTCTGTAGCTACAGCATAAGAACCTGTTGATGTCGAATATACTTCAGATCCGCTTGCACCAGAAATACTAAATGTAAAATTAGTTTGTCCTGTTCCTGTTCCAGTTACAGATATTAAATGCGTACCGTCAGCATAAGAACTATTAATTCCGCTTCCAATCAAATTGAATACATCAACATTTATGTTATTCAAAAATCCATGAGAGTTTTGCGTAGTCACTGTTACTACGCTTCCAGCTCTAGACGCTCCGCTAATCACAGCTCTACCCATCGAATCTCTTACGGCAGAGAAATAACGATCTTGATAATTTGTTAATTCTTTTTTCTTGAATAGGTAATCTTTATCCCAATCTCCAATAGATAAATCATTAAATTCGGTTGGCCCCCATTTTACTAAAGATCCACTTTCGTAAACATTAAAATAATTTGGCTGAGTATTTAAATCTCCAGTTCCTAAATTTGTTTTTAATCTAAAAGACAAAGGATCATAAGAACGGTAAACTAATCCATCATTAAAAGCATAAGCCGTTTCCATCTTAATAGCGCCGGGCGTTGTCGCAGAAATTTCTTTCCATTCATAGCTAATGTCTGGATTATAGGTATCTAAATTTGGGTTTGATACTATTTCGCCGTTAGTTTTGACGATAACTTCTACAGGATCACTAGCTACTTTACCTACGCTAGTAGTTAATATGTTGATATAAGAATTAACTAAATTGATAGAAGAGAAGATTTGACTATCTCCTAGGTCTGTAGCTTGGTTTGTAGAGAATCCATCTACGCTTAACCCATAAGGAGAAGGAGCTTCGTCATTAGCGATAATTTCGGTATAATCACTACCTTTGTCATCAACAGGCTTCATCAATTCTTTAATGTTTTGCGATAAAGGATAATGGTTAGCTGTTGCGCTTATTTGAGAAGATTGAATGAGTAATCGGCCATATCCAACTGGAACAGCTTGGCCTTGAGAAACGTTGCCTGGTTTGCTGCCAAAAAGATAAGATTTACCACCAGCAGATACTTCTTGATTAAAATCTGGTTTGGGTGGTGGATAAAGAAGAGTCATGACTCCTTGAACAGCTAGCGCAGCTCCTACCATTTGTAAACCAGTAGCAAGTTTTCCTCCAGCAATAGCTCCTACTGGACCAGTAAGAGATACAGCAACTATAACAGCGGCTAACAAAAGCATCTGCAATCCCTGATTATTTCCAGCTCCCCATACAATAGGAACAATATGTATTTCTTTTGGTACTTTTTGTATTTCTAGTTCTTTTGAGTCTTGAACTACCTCATCATCAATAATTATTCTATAATAAACACCTTTTCCCATTAATTTTTTAACGGTAGTAATAAAACCTTTTCTATTAGAATTGATTGCACGAAAAGTATCTTTGGCTGATTCAATGTTCAGCTTAAAATACTCGCCATAAAGATTTCTTAATTCTCCGTGCAGATAGATATTAGTCATACAGCTCCTTTAAGATTTTAACGTATTCCTTATTAACATGAGGAATCTTTGGTGTTAAAAGATTAAACTTCTCTGTTTGCTTGCTATAGATCAAATACGGAACACAAGAATTTTCGCAATTAAATTTATCAAACTTAGATTCCTCTTCTCCAGACGAAGGATGAGTATGATAGATCGCCATCAACTTGCCGCTTCTGATTTTCTTCACAACCTCTAATGGATGAATCTCAAATAAGTTATTTTCGTAGATAGCGATATTTTTTGCTGGCTCAGTTACCACTTTGCCATCTTCCATGCAGATGAATCCGCAAACTTCAAGGTCAGATGTGGCTGCGTGATCAATTATAGATTTCATATTATTGTCCGTTAATGCTGTATTCTTCTGTACCGGGGAACCCGCCAAAAGGAAGCGATCCTTCGTTTCCGAATCTCATTTTGCATCCAGTTAATGTTTTGGAGCATTGGTCAGCTACCCAGTATTCTTTATTAAACAATGGATCTTTGTTTGGAGCTGATGTATGATTTTTCAAACAAACGTAAACTTTCATTAGAGGCTCCCAATTAGGAACGGCGTTAATATCGCTTTTTGAAACTTTGATGTTGCTCGTTTCTCGATAAACAAAATCACCAACTTTATAAGCATTTCCATTGTTCTTCCATTTTAATTCGTTCTTAGCTGATAACAAAGTAGCTCTATCATTTCCAACAGATTTGTTTAATGAAGCATCAAATGTAAATTTTTGTCCCGCAGAAAGCTTCCCTGAATCAGTAGCGTCGTAATAGTAACGAGTGTTTGGAACCTTTGTCCAACTGGCGCTTCCCAAAGAAGTTCCTGTTTGATAGTACAGATCAAAACCATTGCCGCCTAAATAATTATAATGTTTGATTAAAATATTGTGGTAGCCTACTCCCAAATTTGGACTAGAAGCAACTACGCTAAAAAGGCTAGGTAAATTCTCGTTTCTCATTGAGCCTGTTCCATATTTATAAGCTACTTTAACTCCATCAATATATACTTCCGCCGCATCATCGACATCAATTCCAAAAGAGTAGCTTCCATTTTCTCCACGATCAACTTTGAAAAACCCATAAAACTCAGTAAAACATTTTTGAGTCGCCACCGAAACAACAACATCGGATAAAACCTCTTCTGACGAAGTTACATAAGTAGAGTTTCTTAAATCTGTAACAAAAAAATCTGGATAATCTTCAAGAACATCAGCAGGAGGATCACCAGCTAACGGAGGCAAAATATCATTAGTGTATTTTCTTTTAAGAATACCAGCGCGCATATCCATCGTTGCAGATAGTCTTTGGTCATATTCGTTAGCTACTGGTGCGCCCATATAACGGCATCCGTTACCTCTGTAATGAAAAGAGCAATAACGGGCCATAACGATACGTTTCGGAAATGTAACGTTTTCTAACTCAAGCGGAGAGCTAAGTTCAAATTCAACAACAGCCCTATTTTCTCCAGATTTTCTTAAAATGAAAAATACTTGATCTTCTAAACCAGCATTAGCATCGGCAGTTCCGTAAGGATTACGCTGTTCAGAAAAGTTTCTGTTGTCCAAGAATTTGAGAAATACTCTTTTTCTAACTATCTTAGCACCAGCAAGATTGTTGTATCTTCTAATCAAGTTGGACATGAAGAAGTCCTGATTAGAAACCATTAGCTTTGGTCTAGGTAAAGTACCGTCTCCTTTGCTCTCAAAACCTGAACTTTGAATAGGAAAAGGTACGTATTCTTCTCCTTGCCAATAGATTGAGCCGTTTATTCCATTAGTGCCTCCATGAATGTAAAGCTTCTCATCTGGCATATTAACGTAATCATAATAAATCACGAAGAATTCCAACAACGCTGTTGGTTCCAGCGAAAATAACTCCGAATTAGCTTTATGATTAGATTCCCTTGACA